GAATGAAGCCGACGCCCGCGACGTCATGAACGCGGTCTCGCGCAACATCAGAATGTCCGATCTCTGGATCCAGCAGCCGCACTTCCGCGACCTGATCCCGCTCAACGATCGCGGCTTCGTGCTCCAGCTCGCCGCGCTCAAGTCGCGCCTCGAGAAGCGCGGTCTATCGGTGGGTCCCACGCTCGCCCAAGGCGTGCGCAACACCGACGCCCTCGCCGACCGCGTGAGCTACATCTGGTCGAAGGCGCCGGTCTCGCTGCCCCAGATGGCGCCCGACGAGTTCAAGGCCCTGGTCGAGGCCTGCAAGGCCGGCTGGAGCAAGCGCTTCACCACGACCGCCTTCGGACACCGGCCCTCGATGGAGGAGCTCGCCGAAGTCTACAAGCCTCGCCTGGCCTACGAGCTCGAGGTGCTCAAGAAACTCGGCTTCTCCGGCTACTTTCTCCTCGTGATGGACATCGTCAACTATGCAAAATCGAACGGAATTTTGGTGGGTCCCGGTCGAGGATCCGTTGGCGGTTCTCTCGTCGCATACCTCGTCGGGATTACGGACTGCGATCCTATTAGGTTCGGGCTTCTGTTTGAGCGGTTCATCAACCCCGACCGTATCGACTTGCCCGACGCCGACCTCGACTTCATGTCCGCCCGGCGAGGAGAAGTGATTGACTACCTCATCAGTAAGTATGGGAAGGATCGTGTCGCTGGGATCAGCAATTTCGGTAAGCTTGCGGCCGCCTCCTCGATCCGCAACATCGGCAAGGCGTTCGGCCTATCTGAGTTCGACTACGTCTGTTCCAAATATGCGCCCAAGGAACATGGCGCCAATATCGCTCTCCCAAAGGCTGCTGAGATCACTCCGGAGATCGGAGCCTTTCGAGATCGCTTTAAGCCCCTCTGGGACGTCATGGTGCGCCTCGAAGGCACTCAGAACATTCTGGGCCGACACGCAGCCGGCGTTGTCGTCGGCGGATGCGATCTGGTGGAACGAGGCGTTATCGAGCGTCGAAAAGACGGCGCAACGCTGAATTGGGACAAGCGCATCGTCGAGGATCAGGGTCTGGTCAAGGTCGACATCCTGGGCCTCAACACCCTCGATCTAATCGACCTGACGCTGAAATATATCCGCAAGCGGCACTCGCAGAAGGTCAACCTGATGCAGATTCCGCTCGACGACGAGAAGGTGCTCGACGCCTTCGCGGCCGCGAAGACCACCGGCATCTTCCAGTTCGAGGGCGGCGGCATGCGCCGGCTGCTCAAGGAACTCGGCAAGGACACTGGCATCACCTTCGACGACATCACGGCCGCGACCGCGCTCTACCGGCCGGGCCCGATGGAGTCGGGCATGATGGACAGCTTCTGGAAGCGCAAGCAGGGCCTCGAGACCGTGGAATACGACCACGAGCTCATGGAGCCGATCCTAAAGCCGACCTTCGGCGTGATCGTCTACCAGGAGCAGGTCATGCAGATTTCGCGCGCGATCGCCGGCTACTCGGCGCCCGACGCCGACAAGCTGCGCAAGATCATGGGTAAGAAGCTGCCGGAGGAGATGGCCAAGGAGCGCGGCAAGTTCACCGACGGCTGCGTCAAGACCATCGCCTGCACGCCCGAATGGGCCGCTGACCTTTTCGACAAGATCGAGGGTTTCGCCGGCTACGGCTTCAACAAGAGCCATTCGGTCGAATACACCCTGATCTCCTACCAGTCGATGTGGCTCAAGGTGAACTACCCGGTCGAGTTCTTCGCCTCGGCGCTGTCGCTGATGGCCGAGGAGAAGCTGCCGGCGATCCTGAAGGATGCCACCAATTTCGGCATCAAGATGTTCATGCCCGACATCAACTACTCGTCGGGGCAGTTCGAGATCCTCAACGACACCACCCTCTGTATTCCCTTCGACCGGGTCAAAGGTGTGTCCGAAAAGGCACGCACCGCGATCCTGAAGGCCCGCGAGGACGGCGACTTCAAGACCATGAAGGAGTTCGTGGCGCGGGTCGAGCGCAGGACGTGCAACAAGCGGGTTGTCGAGGCGCTGGATGCGGTCGGCGCGTTCGCGCGCATCGAACCCGCCCAGCCGGCTGCAAACGATCCCAGCCGCATCGCAGCCCAGAAGGAATTGATCCCTGGCCTGATCATCGAGGTGGTCCCGATCAACCGCGAAATGCACACTGACAAGTTCACCAAGGCCAAGCTCGGGCAGATCATCACCGAATACCGCCAGGCGGAAGGCGGCGACGGCCAGGGCGTCAAGCCGACGATGGGCAAGAACGCCAAATTCATGGTCATCTTCGACGCGCCCAGCCGCTCCGAAGAACAGATGGGCGCATTCTCCTGGGGCGACAATTTCCACTCGGTCGCCTGCTCGCTGTCCGATGCCGGCCTGGAGCGCGCCGACGGCTACTGGACCGGCCTGATCAAGCGCCCCAAGGAAGGCAAGCAGGTCTCGCCGGCCGAGATCAACAAATACGTTGGCTACCTGGACAAGGAGATCGACCTGCTCAAGCCGCCGGCGATCGTGCTGCTGGGCTCGACGACCGTCCGGCACTTCTTCCCCGACTTCAAGGGCAAGGCGTCCGACCAGGCGGGCAAGGTGATCTACTCCAAGCGCTACGACGCCAACTTCGTCATCGGCTTCAACCCCGGCGAAATATACCATTCGCCTGAAAAACAAGCCGATATGGATGAAGTTTTTGCGACCGTGGCGAGCTTCATCAATGAGTGAAGAGTGGCGTGATATCGTCGGGCACGAGGGTAAGCTCCAGGTCTCGAACCTGGGGCGGATTCGCAGCGTAGCTCGGACCAATACGTTCATTGGGCGTTGGGGGCAAACCTATTCCCGCTGGATCAAGTCTGTCATTCGCGTGCAGACGCCATCCAAGGGCGGCTATCTCGGTATCTCCGGATATCTCGACGACGGTAAGCAGGTTCGGATCCGGACGCACATCGCGGTGCTCGAGGTATTCCGAGGACCGCGGCCAGGACCGGACTACGACGGCTGTCACGATGATGGCGACAACACCAACAACGTGCTCGACAATCTGAGCTGGCGCACCAAGTCCTCGAACAACATGGACAAGGAGCTGCACGGCACGGATCAAAAGGGCTCGCGCAACGGCACAGCGAAACTTACTGAGGATCAGGTGCGTGATATCAAGCGACGACTGGCGGCAGAAACGCTATCGGCGCTCGCCCGTGAGTTCGATGTATCGGTCACGAACATCTGGCAGATCAAGAAAGGTCTCAAATGGCAGCACGTCTAATACATAGGCTGATAAAGGCATCGAGCCCCGGCTGGGAGAAAGATTTCCCAACCGAGGAGGCTGCTAGAGAGGAGCTGCGGAAACACATTTGCCGTTCCTGTATGGCGGGTGAGATGACCTACGTCGATTCGAGTGAGCCAACGGGTTTTGGCGTCGAATGTCGCCCCGCGCCTAATCCGGAGAATATTCATGATCTGCTTGGGACGCCGTGTGGCTGTGAGTATGAATATGAACGACCCTGACAAGCAGGTGCTCATGGACGAGGTGTTCGCCTCGATCGCGAGTTTCATCGAATGACCGAAGGCTTCGTGCGATCCCAAATCGACTACTACCGCCGCAATCTGCGGTGCGGACCTTCGCGCGACTGGAACCAGATCCTCGGTCTCCTGCAATTCTACGAGCAAGAACTGCGTCGCCTGCAAGATTCCACGCGCAATCCAGACTGAAAGCGCTATATCTTCAATTGACAGTCAGCACTGACTTACTTTAAGAGGGCAACATGAGCGACACCGATACGACGACCTCCGCCCCTGCACCCGCCCCGAAGCCGATGCCGAAGATCGCGGTGAAGAACTTCATTGACGGCGCCCAGGCCCGCAAGGATTCGTCCTATTCGCTGGCTGACCTGTCGACCGCATTCCAGGAGCAGATGGGCTTCCGCATTCATTACGGCGAGCTTAAGGCCCAGGCCGAGCGCCAGCATGCCGACCTCAAGATCAAGCTGGAGGCTGCCGAAAGCATGGTCTATCGCGAAGTCCGCGACGACCTGGTCAAGCAGGGTGTGAAAGTCACGGAGAAGCTGATCGAGCAGGAGATCAATGCTCACCGCAAGATCCTCGCGATCAAGCTCGCCATCAATGAGGCGAAGCAAGTTTGGGAGGTCGCAAAGTCCGTCTACGAGGCCTTCGACGATCGCCAGAAGATGCTGATGGGCGCAGGCGCCAAGGATCGCGTCGAGTTGCAGGGCGACATGCGGATGGGCGAGATCGTCGCGCGCGACGCCTCGCTCAAGACTGGCGCCCAGGACATGCTCGAAAAGCGCCGCGCTCTGCTGGCGAACGGGGCAGCGGCATGAAGATCGGGGCCTTCGTGTTCACCTCCAGCTACCTGGCGATCGGCGCTCTGGTCCATTGGGCGTTGCTCGGCTCCACCTTCCATGTCGCCAGCGTCGCCTCCTGGGGAATTCTGTTCGGCTGGCCCTTCGTTCTGGCGGTGCTGTTTCTGCTGCTGGGGCTGCTCACCTGGATCGTCCTCGGATCGGTTTTCGCGGCGATCGAATGGGTTGACCTGCTGACGCGGGTCAACCGCAACCAGCGCTCCTATAAGCGCTAAACATACGATAAAACAAGGAGTTATCAGTGAAGCGTCTTGCGACGGGGCTTTTTTGCGCCCTGATTCTACAGTCAGCACTTACAACCGCGGTCGAGGCCCGGCCGCGCCACCACAGGCACCACCACGTTCGCGTCGTGCAGCCGCAGCAGGAAGCGCCGAGCTGGGGCTCGTTCTTCCACGCCAGCGGTGACGTCGTCGGCCGCGCCCGCCAATTCGTCGGCGAATCCGCCCACCAGGTCGGTGTCCGCTCGACGCTGTGGTGCTCGGCGTTCCTGCGCAAGATCACCGGCGCCAAGGACGTCGACGACCGTGCCCTGTCCTGGGAGAAGCATCAGCGCATCGCTCCGCAGGTCGGCGCGGTCGTGACGATGGGCCGCCGCGGCGGCGGGCATGTCGGAGTGGTCTCCGGCTTCACCGCCAAGGGCGATCCGATCGTCATCAGCGGCAACCACCGCAACCGCGTGGCCGAGAGCGTCTATCCGCGCTCGCGCATCCGCGCCTGGGTCTCACCCTCCTCCTGAAGAAATCACGTCCCGGATCGAAAAACTGCGCGTGATCCGAGACATGAGCGCTATATGTAAATAGCGAAATCGCTAATTAGCGACCGGCAAGAACGATCAAACCTCGAACCCAAGAAAGTCCCTTTATGGCCACCCTCTCCCCCGAACTCCTCAAGCTTGTGAAAGCCTCGAAGAACAAGCACACCCGCACCGGCCGATCGGTCTCGATCGGTGAAGGCAAGACCACCATCCGCCTTCTCGCCAATCCCGATGGCACTCAGTTCTGGTTCGATCTGGGCGTTCACTGGATCAAGACCGAGAAGAACGGCAAGCCCATCGCTGTCGTGGGTTGCCACGACGCAGTCTACGACCAGCCCTGCCCCATCTGCACCGCGATCGCGAAGGCGACCGAGGCTGCGACCTCCGACGAGGAAATCGCCCTCATCAAGGAGTGGAAGGCGACCAAGTCCGTCATCGTCAACGCTCTCGTCCGCTCGGGCTCCAACAAGTCCGAAGAGGCGCAGATCGTCGAACTCAAGCCGACGGTTTGGGGTCAGATCATGGGCATGATCGCCGAATATGCCGATGCCGACGTTGACCTGCTCGACCTTGCGAAGGGTCAGGACTTCGTCATCGAGCGTCGCGGCCGCGGCATCGACACTAAGTATACCGTCATGCTCGCTCCCAAGTCGGAGCCGGTGAAGAAGGAAGTGCTCGACCAGCTCCACGATCTCAAGGCGTGGGTCGAGGCTCAGTTCTTCCGCGGCGAAGAGACCAAGGCGCTCACAGCGATTGCCCAGGTCACTGGCATCACCATCGGCACCTCGCATCGTCTCGCCGGCCCGGCGCGCTCGAACCTGCTGACCAAGCCGACCACGACCGTCGAAGACGCCGAGGTGGCGGAAGTCGCCGAAGCGCTGGTCGAGGCTGAGTCCGAGATCGTCGAGGAGACGGTGGCCGAAGTCGTCGAGACCGACGAGGAGCGTGAACTGCGCGAGTTCCGCGAGTTCAAGGCGGCCCAGGCTGCGAAGGCCGCTGCCGGCGGTGCCGACAAGGCCAAGGCTGAAGCTGCTGCGAAGGCCGAAGCCGCTGCGAAGGCAAAGGCTGCTGCCGAGAAGAAGGCCGCTGCTGAGTTCGCCGCCAAGAAGAAGGCTGCGACCGAGAGCGCCGTGACGAAGAAGGATGACGAGTTCAACTCGGACATGCCGAAGGACGAGATCGACAGCCTGCTGGCTGATCTGGACTCGTAAGAGGCTCGAAGCGGTTCCCCCAGCCGCTTCGACTACCGCGCCCTGGTGATGTGCTGTGCCCCCGACGTGTCACCAGGGCGCCCTTTTCCTTTGGAGATCAAGATGCCCACTCACCTCTATCAAGTCGTCGCCGACGACGCTAACGGCGAGAACAAGGATCTGTTTGTGACGGCGCTGTCACCTGCACAGGCGCTTGAACTGTGGCGCGGCTACTATGAGCTCGGGGACGAGGAAGAGTTCGACCAAATTCGGGTGTTTCTGGTGCCAGAGCGGACCGATATCCCGGTCGCGCACCCCTGGGACGAACCGGTTCTGGAGATTGGATTGTGAGCCGCGGTCTTCTCCTTATCGACGGTTCGAACATCACCCATGCTGCGAACAACGGCGGCGCCCTCAAGGTCGGCGATCTCCCCACACAAGCGATTTTCGGCGTTCTGCGCACCTTGCGACCGATGATGTCCATCTACACGATGTTGACGCCGGTGGTTTTGTGGGACGGCGCCAGTTGGCGCCACATGGCCTTCGACGAATACAAGGCGAACCGCAACAAGGTCGCGACCAAACCCCACGAGCTCAAGGCCGAGGCGCTGCGCAAGGACTTCAAGAAGCAACTTCCATTCGTGAAGCAGGCGATCAAGCTGCTCGGCATTAAG